CCAGTGATTGATAAATGTTTTGCAAAGGTCATACTCATCACGGCATTTAATGTATGTAACGTTATCATCATTATTAATATATTCACCACAACCCATTACGATTGTTTTACCACCGACACGTGTAATACAAATGGCAGTGATTGGTTCGTTGGCTTGATATGGATCAGGGAATCCATTTTCAGAACCAACCTCAATATCGATAACATCAATTGCAACATCTTCAAAGTCCCAATCGGTCATCTCTGGATGCTCATCAGCAATAAATGCATATTCGAATCTGGTTTGACCATAGATTTCAAAGTTTTGTACTTCATTGTACATCTTAACAAAATCACGTGCTTCACGGATAGATTCGAACTTCATAGGTTCAAGTGCTTCACCATTTAAGTTTTTAAACTTAGTTGGTTTATTAGACTTTAAAAACAAAGTCGGCGTGTAAGCAATTTTCATCTTAACACGCCGGCCGTTGTTTACACCTCTGTAGAAAATGTTGTTGCCAATAGAGGCAACATTTGTGTAATATTTTTTATTCATTCATACATTATATCAGAATTTTGGAATACTTGAGGCAATTTGAATGCCAGAACCAAATAACTTATTATACTCATTTTCCAATTCTACCATTGGAGTTGTAACGCAAAGAATATCGGACATGTCAAATGTGATGCCTGTTTTAAACTCTTGTGCATACTCCAAGAAAGGAGAGAATCCCATCATTGGACCATCTTTGGATGGTTGAACAATTACTTGTACAGTTTCTTTCACTGTAATTCTTTCATCATTCTCATAGACAACACTGGCAATGATTGTCTGATTTGTTTTAAAAGAAATTAACTTTACTGCCATTTCAAATCCTTGTTGAAGCTGGCACTACGGCCAAAGTTACCCAACGTTTTGGGTAAAGCATTTCACGACCATTAAACTCGGTCATGTTGAGTGTTGGGTCTTCAATAAGACCTACGACCTCTACCATATCATCGAATTCTCGCAAAAAGAAATCGTACTTATAGGCACGGGGAAGGCGATTAGCCTCAGCGAATTGTTTTGCGATTCTGTATGTTTCCATAATATCTCCGAAAGTTAATAACTAAATGTATTGTAACATAATCTTATTCATTATGCAACACTTATTTGTAATGATTACCTGAACCAAGTAATAATAGAATGCCTTGTTCCTTTTGTTACCGGCATAATCTGATGTGGGTATAGAAAGTTACTTGGGAACATTAATGCCGAACCCTTCTTTGGTGCATATCGTATAGTACCACCAAAGAAAGCAAACTCACCACCTTCAAAGTCATCATTCAATACCAAAGAACAGGAAACAATCCTTGGTATTCCAGGAAAATTATCCGTATGTTCTTTATAAAATTGTCCAGTTTTGTAACGCAACAATTCATAACCAGTATCTTCTTGTATTACCAGATGTGGCATCATTTCACCGTATGATTGTATAGCTTTCTGTACACACGTAAACAAGTCATTATCAATTTGTTTACGCACCTCTTCATAATTGGTATCATTCACATCAGCAAAAGAAATATTAATTGTATCAACATTTCTACTTGTTGGATCAAGTCTGGCGCCAATTATAGTTGCGGCCTTCCACAAAGGACTATCTTCATAAAGATTAATGATATCATCACAAAAATCCAATGGTACAACATCTTCAATAACTGAAATATAACTACTCAATCTATTATACATGATTAAACAAAACTTTCTAATGATGGTGGTGTCCAACCTTCTGGTTTTAAAACTTTACCATCGGGTCTCTTAATTACTTTACCTGTTGTTGGGTCAATCTTTTCCAAGTTAGAACGAGCAACTTCTGCCCATGCACCCTCAACATCATAACCCTTCATCTTGCAATAACCTAAGATAACCCAAATCATATCCATACAGGCATCAAGTTGTTCTACCTCATCACATGCGTAGTAAGCTGAACGAAACTCACCAACTTCTTCATCAATTAAGGTTTTGTATAACTTAACATTTTTTGCTGATGGTTCTTGGTCACAAGCATCTATGAATTTACAAACATCACTATACATTTTGGCGACTCAATTCGGATTGGTATGCACGTTGTCTCAACTCAGTTGAACTAAAACGGTGATTGCGGGAGTTAAAGTACATATTGATATTGCGGTCAATACAGATTTGTTTACCTGTATATTGTTTATCTTTATATTCTTCACCAATGATTCTAACAGAAATTGGAAGAAACATCAATAAGTCTTCAAGGTCTTTTTCGGTACTATAGACAACAATCTCATCTACAAATTTTACCGCAGAAAGTTGTACGAATCGTTCTACAATAGATTGAACTGGTTTGTTCTTACCAGGTCTATCGGCAGTCGGATCATTTTGTAAACCAACAATCAAGTGGTCACATACAGACTTGGCTTCAGCAAGCATAAGAATATGTCCTGCATGAAGTAAATCAAAAGTTGAGCAGGTGAAACCAATTGGTCTGCCTGCCATATCATCTGGCACTACTAACATAATAAACTCCTTTAAATTATATATGCTGTTGAACAGCTACATTACACTTCTTTAGAAAATTAATACCGTCATCGTTGCGATAACTATTTCGGTAATACACACTATCAATACCAGACTGATATATTAGTTTGGCACAATCTAGACAAGGTGCATGAGTTACAAACAATGTTGCACCATCACTTGAGTTGGTACTACGTGCAATCTTTGCGAGTGCATTAGTCTCTGCATGAAGTACCTCTGGTTTGGTTTTAAGATTGTATGTTGCACCATCTTCATCTGTATGTTCAGAAGGCCATGGTGAAAAGTAATCTCTTACCTCACATTCATTGTCCCAACCAGAAGGCATGCCGTTATAACCGATGCCAATGATTGTATTATCTTTTACAACAACACAACCAACGTGTAGTCTTTTTGCTGAAGACAATTCAGCATAGACTTCAGCAGTCTTCATGTGTGCATCGATAAATTTCTTTTTCATAATATAGTAAGTGGGGCTTTCGCCCCACAGTTCTACTCAGTCAATAGAGTTGGTTTTGAGAACGCAAGTTGCTCACCAATCTCAATCTTCCTTGGTTTTTTATGGTCGGGAATTACATTCTCCAAACCAATCTTCAAAATGCCGTCTTTGAATTCGGCACCACGCACTTCCATAGTGTCAGTCAATCTAATAGTCTTAGTGAAAGAACGAGCAGCAATACCACGATAAACATAATTTGCGTCATCTTTGGTGTTCTTCTCACCACGAATCACTAGATTACCCTCATCGAGTTGAATGTCAATTTCATCTTTTGAAAATCCAGCAACAGCCATTTCAACGACATACTTGTTGTCTTCTACTTTGATGATGTTGTGTGGAGGGAAAGATGTTTGAACTGTTTGACCTTTGCCAACGAGTTTCTCCAACTCAGTAAACAATTGGTCAAATCCAACGTATGATGGATACAATGCTGAAATACTTGTCATAGTTTTCTCCTTTAATAAGCAAGTTTAAAAATAGATACCCCGAAGGCATATCATTAATCCAGCTTACCGACTACTGGGGTACCTTATCGTTGTACCGGCTTTAGACGCTCCTAAGGTAGTAGAGTCTTTACGTTCCCATCCCGATGGGAGTATTTTTATTTATCCAATTTTACAAAAGCTTCACCATTCACAAAGTATTTTCTTTGTGGATTTTCTGGTTTGTATACCTGAATAAATGTCATTGTACTGTCTTGTCTTTTTTCAAACAAATTACTGGTGTACACCACCTCACCAGTATAAATGTTTTTCAACTTATCAACTTTTTCTTTCACTTGCTTCATAATATATCTACTTATTGTGGTGTAATCTTCTTACCAATATTGTATTTTGGTACCAAATTCCATTCATCTTTCTCCTTGTGGGAGATGATTTTGATTTGGTGTAATGGTGCAATGTTATCACCCATTAATTCTGGATTAGAAACTTTCACCAAACCCCATTCTTCCAATAGTCTTGCAATTGCATTTCTTCTTTGAATATCATTCTCTGTAATGTCGGTTGGTTTACCATCCAACTGGAATAATTCTTTGAAGTGTACAATATAATATTTACCTTGTTTGTGGAGTATGTGGCACGACTGATACAAAATCTTATCTTTACGTGAAGAAACACCGATTCTGGTTAATGTTTCACGTACTTTTAAAAAATCATCCTCTTGCTTTAACTTAACCTCAACAAAGTTTTTTAAATCTACCATATTATTTCCTCAATCCACCGATGCCGGTTTTTTCTTTTAATTTTTGGATTTGTTCATCAGTCAATAGGCGGAGTGCTTCAAGTGCTTTCGTATCAGAAAAACCATAGACGGTTTTAATGCATTGTATATCTTCACTTTTATCAGACTTAGCCCACTTTACGAACGGTCTTTTCTTAGACCTTATGGTATTTAGTAAAAAATCATTCTGCAGTTTCTTGTCAATGAATGACCTGCGGTTCATCTCATTTGCATATGATACACAATCAATATGGTAAGATAACGAACGATTTACCAGAAACGGAACGTATTCCGATTCGGTCACATCATCAACAATTAACTGTTTCTTTCCTTGTAGAATTTGGTTAACATAATCGAAAGGACTCATACTACCATCCTTATTAATCCGATTGTGTCGATTGTGGTAAGCAAGATATAATTAGCAAGCATACCAAAGGAACGCCTACTATAAGAACACCAAGCGTATATAGCACAACCTGTAATCCAAATGGGGTATAAAACCAAAAGAGGTGGTGTTGGAACGGTGATTGCCATAGTGATAGAACAACCAATACTAAGAGCCCAAGCAAGGACCTCAAGACAAAAACGAACTCTATTACTTTTGTAATCTTCTTTGATCCAGTCAAATGTTGGTTTGAAGAGGTCATTCATTTTCTCTCTCAATCTGCACGGCATAATAGTCAGTCAATTCTTTGTATGCTTTGAACACGGAATTAGGAACGATGCCGTCACCATACTGATGTGTAATTTGTTCGATTGCAGAACTAAGTTGACGAGACAATCTAATCTCTTCAGTTGTGCCAATAGGATGTACTTCAAAATCTTTACTCATTTAAACTCCACACTTACCATTAATTCAGTTAAACATGCCACGGTGTTAATCTCAGGGTCAGCAACGAATGCCTGCTTGTACTGATAGTCAGCAATGATAATGACTGCTTGAGGAATACTTTGTGGTTTCAGAACTTCATATAAACCATCATACAACTTACGATACAATGTTGCAGCATCAATCTCAGTGGTCGCAACCCATTTACGAATTGAACCAAAG